GTTGATTTACAAGGTATCAGCGAATAACTGAGAGGACAAAGACGACATGAGCACAACACCAGCAGGCGTGATAGCCGTACTGATTGGACCTGACGGCCGTGAGGTGGCAAACGCCGCAGACTTTGGAGGCGGTGGACCTGCCGGGTTTTCGCAGCAAGAAACTCAGGCCAGGCGCGCAAAGCAAAGGCTCGCCAGCGCCACCATGAAAGCGCTGTCAAGCCCGCTTCTGAGCAACGCCATTGACACCTATCAGGCCGAGCGTCTTGTCGATGAAATGTGCAGGACTGGCGGATGCCGTGTCTTGACCGTCCCAATTGGATACGAAGAATAGCCCAACACAGACCCGCTATGACAGACGAGACCGACGAAATCATCAAGCCGCCAGAGCTGCGAAAGCGGCTAAAAGTCTGCGGTGAAACACTGCGCCGAATGATCAGAGATAAAAAGCTGCCGCCTTTTGATGTGCGGCTATCACGCAAAACGTGCGGCTGGAAGCGGTCAACGCTTCGGGCTGCTGGGGTGGATGTTTGAACAAAGAAAGGAAACTGAATGGGATACGACTTGAGGCCAAGGAACAAGAAGGCAGACGGTTTCAGCATGGGCGCCTTTTCTTGGAGTTGGATGCTGGAGAACGGGGTGGGCCTTCCGGTCGGTTACGGCCCGGGATTTGCTCCGGCACAGTTCATCTACCGCACCAGACCGGACGGTCTGTGCATTGGGTACAACGATGGCGCCCGCGTGACCGCCGCCGAGGCTAAGGAAATGGCGAAGGTGGCCCGCTGGCTGGCTGACTACCAAGACGACCTATATGCGCAGTGGATGAAGGAGCCGGAAGAAAGCCGCCAGCGCATGCAAGACAACAGGCTATATAAGTGCCCTGTGCGTCGCGATTTTGTGGAGAAGGTGCGGGCCTTCGCAGAATGGGCCGAGAAGTCTGGCGGATTCACGGTTCACTAAGGTCAGTTGGGCATGAGCCAAGCCGCCCAAGCCTCAAGCATGGCCCGCCGCTGATCGCACAAAGTTGACAGTGGCCGGAGCTTCCCCGGCGATGTGGCATGAAGCCATTTACTTTCACCATCAACTCAGCGGCGGGTTGCGTTTGCGTTAGAAGTCGTGCCTAGCATTGGATGCCCTCTCGCCTTGAACTGGACCGACCGCCTCCGGTGTCCCGCTTACGCCATGCGCCGCTGAGTTGATGATTCCCGCTTCTTTCCCGGGATGGTCATGACGCTGAACCCTGCGCCAGGGAAAGCGCAAGTGTACCGACGCAGCAAAGCTGTAACACTACCGTTCGTCGGATAACCCTTGACCGTGACGCATCACGCCAGTACAGTACATCCATCGCAACACACATTGGAAAAGAAAAATGAACATCGCAGCAGCAAACGTCATCATCAAAACCGCAGACGCACCAAACAAGTTTTGGATTGATTCGGATGTGTTTTACGTGGTTGCTGACAATGGCGCTGTGACCGTTTGGGCTGTTGAAGAAGACGAAGCAATCCAGATCGGCGCTCGCCACCCTGGCACCAGCGGCAAGTCTGCCGCCACCATCGCCAACGACATCTACGGGGCCTGATATGACAGAACTCACTCAGCCAGTTGCGCAGCTTGTCTGGTATTTGCAGGTTGACTGTCCGAAGTGCAGAGAAAGCAACGACCTCGCAGGTCCGGCGCACGACAGCGAAAACAACATTGCACAAGCGATCTTCACGAACGCATGGGACAAGCTGGAAGGCCACGAAATCACATGCGAACACTGCGGCCACGAGTTTGAACTTGCCCGCGTTGAATACTGATTCAATCATGACCCCCAAAGACCCAACAGCCGCCAAACGCCAGCAAGAGCGCCGCGACCGGCTAAAGCTATCCGGCTGGTCGTGGCTTCGCATCCTTGCGCCCAAGGATCAGCACTCGGATATTTTGAAACTGGTCAAAGACTATTTGGAGAAGCGGAAATGATGCCTAAATTGCCCGAGCCTGATGGCTTCATCGAAGTCGAAGAACTCACGTCGTGGCACCAGCGGCGTGCGTTCTTTCTTGAAACCGTCCGCGCCATCCAAGAAGAAGCCTATAAGGCTGGTATGGCTGCGGAGCGTGAGCGGTGCGTAAAGTGGCTGCTTTGGTTTGACGGAGGCGGTATGCGACGCACAGAAGCAATCTCGAATGGCGATCATTGGGAAAGCCCGTCCTCAGTATCCCCGGAGGTCAAATGAACGATCTTGTTAGGAGACTGCGCAAACTGAGTGGGCCTGAGTATCCCGAACACATTTGCGGGAAGCTACAAATGGACGAAGCAGCCACCCGCATAGAAGCGCTAGAAGCTGCGCTATGGAAGGCGATGGATGCTCAGTTGCGCCTAGTGTCCGTCTATTCGTCAAGCCATGACAGCGATACTAGATTCTCTGCCTGGGAGCAGTCAAAGGCGTCTGTCGCCGCCATCAACGATCTACTAAAGGACTGATGATGACAACTGAATACGTTGTTTGGTGCCCTGACCGTGGCGCCACGAAAGAAGACGGGCGACATATCAACGCCTTTGACCACGAATCAGCGGCAACGCGTTGGGCGCAATGGGATGACGCCCGCAGCGCGGATTACACGATTGTTGGCGGTACGCCTGCCGATGTGTTGGTAGCTGAGGTTGACGACGGAGCACCGGAGCACCGCTTTACCGTGACAGGCGAAACATGCGCCGTGTACAGAGCGCAAAAAACCCGCTGATTTTTAGGCCAGCGGGCAAAGGGCTTTGCAACCCAGGAGACAACCTTTACGGTGTGACTGGCGCTGGTTCGGCAGGAACCACGAACGGTTCAACGATCACGGGCGGCTTGCTTGCGGCTTCGATGCCTTGGCCTGCAATGCCGCCCAGCGTCCCAAAAATGACCTGCTGGGTTGCCAAGGCGTTGTCGCTGGCGTGGCGGGCGGTCTTGGCGTTTTGCAGGATGCCGACGAGATTGGTTGTTCCAGGAATCAGCACCGACGCCCAAGCGAGTGCCGTGTCTCGATTGCAGTCACCGTATCCCATCATCTGCGCACGCTTGTCGGCGTTCACAAACCAGCCCATGGCGAACCCTCGCGCCATCTGGTCTGTACCGTTCAAGGCTGCAAGCATGACCTCGGCCTGCTTCTGCATGACCTCATAAGTCATCTGGTTGGCTGCTGCAATCTTGTCCATGCACTTGCCGGAGTCGAAGCCGCACCCGGTAAGGAGCAGAGTCAGCGAAGCCACAAGGGCCGTAAACAGTCGTTTCATGGTTTGCCTTTCAGTTTGTACAGCTCAAGCTGTCGGTTAAATTCGGCCCAGCGGTCAGGCTTGGCCCCTTGGGAAATCGGTTCGACGCCAACTGCGCGAAGTGCGCCACGATGTCGGGCTGCACATGTTTCGTGAACCGCGACACTTTCCGCGCGGTTTTGAAGCAGGGCCTGGCGCATGTCTTTGCCTAGCTCTGCTTTCAGATCGGGAAGCGGTTCACACGCCACCCGGATTTCATCGCTGATCACCGGCTTGACAGGCTCACCCTTTGTCGTTGAACAGCCGGAGAAAGTCAGGATCAGCAGGACAGACAGAGCCAGCTTGAGGAACATAGCGGATCACCTCTTGAATTCGGTCGCGGTACTTTGTTTGTGTGACCGTCTCGGTAACGATCACTTCTTTGGTGGCCTGTTCGTTCTGGCCTTTCTGGATCTTTTCTGCCTCAGCAGCGGCCACGCGCTGCGCTTCCTGGCATTCGGCGCGGCCTTGAGCAATCAGGCTATGCCGGTAGTACAGAAATCCACCTACAACTACCGCCACGCACACAAGGGCTGCGGCCCACTTGTACGGGTTCGCTACGGTCTTTGCGGCCTCAACCGCAACGTCGCCGATGTCGTCACTCATGCTGCACCCATTTGTTTGTGATCAGGGATAGCCACATCATTTGAGAATCCAATCCGATGCAATTGGCCCGATGGAGCCGAACAGCCACACAGCAGCCACCAAAACAATGACGATGGCAACGTCTGGTAAAAGTCCGTCCTCACTGTTCATGCCAGTACCTCCATCGCTTTGCCGTACAAAGCAGTTCTTTCGGGTAGCCCGATTTCCCCACCGTTGATAACCTTGGTCATCTGGCGCACATCGCCACGGTCTGCAATGTCATTCAGTCCGTGGGTTTTCCAGAACCAACCCGCAGACAAAGCCGCGTTGACAGGCATCAAGAGCCGATCAGGCGAGCTCGCCAAGTCTTCACCGATGGCAATGCCACATCGGGTGTAGTTCGCCCGGCCCGTCAGTTGCTTGAGGCCACGGCCACGGAAGCGCCAGCCGTCCCCAAATTGCGTGTTCCCGAGGTTTTCCTTTCCCCATGGGCCACCGTAAATCAGATTGGCGATAGCCTCTTGGTTCGCCTTCTGGCCCGGTGCTCGTCCGTGCTTTTGCGCATCTGCCGCACTGATGCGCTTCCACCGAACAAACCTTTGCAAAGCCTCAACAGAGTAGTTCAGCGACTCCTCCAGAGTCTCCAGCCTGCCGGACTCATGGGCGATCTGAGACAGGAATCCGGCCACGCGACGAGGTGTCGTGATTTCGTATGCCTTCATGGCGCCCTGCAGAAACGGCAGGAACAGGATGGCGCGATCCTTTGTGCAGCCGGTAGCTGCTTGCAGTTGGGCTGCGCTTTGGAGCATCACGCCCGTTCCTTCTCTTTACTTTCGGACTCGGCTACCTCTGAGTACCCGCTGGGTGTAATGAAGTCCTTCACGTTCTCCCATGGTGTGAGCAATTGGTTTTTGTGCAGGTTGTAGGCTTGCCGTAGCTGCTCTTTCATCCGTTCTCGTTTGTCTAGCACCTCGCTCATGTAGGCGCCAGCGTTCCAGATCACCTTATCCTTGATCGACAGCAAAACCCACAGCGCGGCGCCGACAAGCATCACCACCCCCGAGCCGTAGAACACGGCAGAAAAACACATCCCTATGTGACCAGCCACCAGCGCAGGAAAGAGAATTACTTTCTCCCAATGCGCAGCCTTCCTTAGCTGATTCGCTGCAACGAAGTAATGCCCAGCATTCCAAAAGCCGATCACAAAGGCGACGACACGAATCACCAGATCAGAATCAGTTCCCATCTGCTGCCCTCCCTGCCCGCCGCTTGAATAGGTCAAGGGCAATAGGCACAAGCCAAGGCCAGCCAGCACCGAGAACAAACGCCAAAGCCCAATCGTTGATCGGCGCCGGATCGATCCATTCCCATTTAACGAGGTAGGCCCCGAGGAATGGCGCCCCGATTCCTCCGAGAAGAACGGAGATGACGCCATTAGCGATAGCCTTTGGCTTGTCAGCGGGTCTAAAGTACGCATAGACCACAGTCACCGCAGCAGCCCCGATAAGCCACGGCACAGGATCGCGCCCAAGCTGATGCGCCGTGGTTCCTGCAACTCCCGCTGCAACAGCAGACCACGCCGCTTTGCTTGAAAACAGCGCTGCCAGGGCGATGGCTATTTTTTGTTTCCATCTCACTTGGGAGCCTCCGCCAGGACAGGGGGATCGGAATCGCAATGTGCGCCCGTTGGGTCAAATGGGTCTGTCAATCGATAGCAGATCACATCGGCCACCTTGTATCTCCACCCGGACCCCTGAGCGATGTATCGGCGAAGTCGGTCAGTGACAAACCAATCACCGACAGGCCAAGGAACCGTAACACCCTTCACCTTGCGTTTCTCGAATCCGACGCCCGTCGGCTTTTCCCAAAACACCAAAGACGCAACAGTAAATTGCAGGATGACGTCAAGAACGAACGTCACCAGAATCACCGGGATGGACAGCACCAAAGGAAGCCCGACAAGACGGCCTTTAAGTCTTGCGCGATAGAGTCCCATTGCGTGGATATACCCATGCCAGAAGACCCAGCAAACCAACAGCGTGTAGATGACTATCATGGCTGCGCCTCAAATATCCAATCATTGCCGAAAAGATCGCCCACAAAATTAGGAAGCCCCCACCACTCCGCATTCTCAATAAATGGGATGCGCTCTTTAATCACTCCGACCCCAGGGGCTAACCATAGCTCCATCGCGTATTCATTCCATTCCGAACGGTTGCGATAATACACGCCATGTGCAGTTAGCGGTAGGCTGTCAGCTTTTACTGGCACTTGTCCGGGTAAGTTCACCCCGTGATACATCACCATGTGGACAACGTCATTAAACACATGTCCACCGACCTCCATTGATGGAACGATGTCAATCAGGCCAGACTCTGCATAACAAGATGCTCCGTTTGCCAAATATGCAGCACTTGGGTATGCCTGCGCAACCGTCAGCATTTCCGTATAGCGCGGAACTTCTGAAAGACCCCCAGCGGGAGACCACACTAAACCGCAGTTTTCACCGCTGGCTTTTTGATAACCAAAGGCCCCAAAATCCCCATTCCCCAGACTTAGCCAATCTCCGACTTCCGTAACAGATAAATCATCACCCAAGAACAAAACACCATAAGTCGCCGTCGTCCACTCACTGTTAAAGTACTCTTTCTGCCATACACAAATCTCGCCATCAAGATTTGGAAGCTTTAATAGCGACTCATAAAACGGCATAAAGCCGGGATGATTCCGCGTGAATGTGTATCTTGCATGATGCGTGCCATCTGACCTGTTGTAAACAATGGTGTTACTCCCCGCTGGGAAGTATTGGCGAAGATCAACCATATTCAGAATTCAGCCGTAAACAAGACTTTTCCATGCACAAGAGTATGGGGTTTCCCGCTAACAATTGACGTTCCGTTTATATCCAGATAGCCGCCGCTTTCGTTACCGTTGAAAAGTGCAATGCTCGTTGCATCCCTAACCGCAACCCCAGGCTCAATAAGCGCTGCTGTCGCGTTAAAGAGGGTGGCTGTCGGTGCTACTCTCATTGGCGGCGACCAGCTAACCGCGATTCCATGCACAGCAGTCGTGCTAATTGACAAACCTACGCCGGGTGAATTTAACCTAGCATATCGTTGACAATAGAGCAGATCATCAACGTAATCATATTCATACTGACCAATCATGTTCGGACGGGTGAACATGAATTGTTCAAATTCTCCAACGAGGCGAACTATGCAATTCGCTGCTGCATCCAAAGTAAAGGTTTCACCCTTTGCCCTAGCCCCGCCGTTTACCGTCACAGTTCCAGTGCCAACCCATGAGCACGCATAATCCCCGCCAGTAATCATTGAGCCTTCGATTACTTGCTCAAGCCCACCGGCTGGGGCTGTTATCCTGAATCCAAATGTTGTAGACACAGCCATGATCACGCTTTGACCAGAAACAACAACGCGAAGCCTATCCAGCGTGTATTGATTTGGTGCGCCTGTATTTGTGCCAGATGAATAAGCGCGGGTGTTTATGATAAATGCCGAATTGGCAAACAGGTTGATAACTCCAGAGTACGTTGTTGCCAAGCTTGCGACATCAGCCGCCACCGCTTCAACGTTTGTTTGTACTTCTTCAATGGCGTCCTGGACATTGTTAGACGCCATCCCTGCGCTAAGGGGGTTATACCCAATGCCAGCCGCCGACGTGAGCGCAGTCAATTCGTCAAAGACTCCTGAATCAGAGTTAAGCAATCCGCCGACAAGAAGGCCGCGCTTATCCTTTACGGTGATAGAGTAGTTTTTTGTCGAGGTGTAGAACTTGGATACGGCGCCATCTCTTGATGGGTAGCCATTAAGAGTTCTAATCGGCTGTGCAGCCGGGATAGTTCCATCCTTATCCCAAAAGATAGCTTGCGGGTTTGTTTCTGGATTTGCGCCAGTCGTTCCAATGTAGATATATCCAGCATCCAAAGGACTGCCGTCAGTATCAAAAAACTGTGGTGCGGGCGGGCGAACTTCAGTCATTATTTTCTTCCTTCGGTTGCGTCATTTCTTGCAGCATCGGGACAATCCTGCGGACAATTGCGCCTTCTTCCGCCGAATTCGGTTTGACAGATGCCATGCGGGTTAGCAGGTTTCGCACTGGCGCAGATTCATAGGCGCGGGCAAACAAGCCGATTCCAGCACCAGAGGCCAGACCAGCGCCAGCACTTCCAAGCATTTGCGTTAGATATGCTGCCCCGACAACAGGGACGGCTTGATAGCCTGTTTGTGGGGCTGATGCCGCCTCGCTGGCTCTTTGGGTGGCCTTCACCACACGGATAAGCCCGTCGGCTTGCGCCTTCTGATCCTTGGTAAAGAAAATGCCCAACTGATTGGACCGCTTTTCTAACTGCGTGGCGAATTTCTGCGGGCTAATCTGCTCAAGTCCACCAGCCTTTTCAACAGCCTCTTGGATGATTGCGGTACGCGCAGCAGATCGACCCTCAGGGGTAAGGGTCTTGTACAGACGTTGCACATCGCTTCGGTTCTTTGCAAACAGCAGCTCACGAGCTACTTCTGGTGTAACGTCGCCCTTATCCAAGGCGCGTTTAAACGCGGTCGAATCAAGTTCGCCAATCAGGGATGTCAAGCGCTTATCAGCCACTTTCCATTTAGTTACATCGCGGTCACTGGCCGATGTCTTGATGAAAGATTCAATATCGGATTTAAGCGCTCCGTAAGTAGACCTTAGAACCTTTTGCGACTCGCCAGAAATTGTGGTGAATTCATCAGATTGGAGCTTTTCGCCCAACTGCTTACGCAGAATTTCAACTTGATTGATGCTCTTACCCTGAATCGAGGTCTTAAAGTCATCCAGCTTTGAAACCAGCGGGTCAAAGTCCCTTGTACCCAGGGCTTGAAGTCGCTGTATTTCATCGTCTACATGCTTTGAGACATTCGCTGCAGGCATGGCGCCAGCGTTGTCCAACTTGTCGAAAACGCTTTGCTTCAAATCTACGTACTTTGAAACCTCAGCAGCGCGGCCCGTTCGCAGGGATTTGGCAATGGCATCGTCAGGCAATTTATCAAGATCACCACCAAGGTCAGAGGCCAACTTCTTGACCGCGTCAACCCGCGCAGCTTGCTGGGTTGACCGTAGTCCAGCCGTACCCGCATAAGGAATCTTTTCGCCTGCGCCTTGTGCGAACTTGCCGATAAAGGTCCGAGGCGGAACTACATCAGTCGTCATCAACGGAATATTTGCCTGCCGTGCGTCTTGGACAATCTGAGGCTGAACAGACCTAGGAGCCTGAGCCAGGGTCGTTGCTCGATTCGCCAGCGCAGAGCCAGCCACGCCGCCGACAAGCGATGCAGCCAATTGCGCGGCCTGCCCGCCGCCTTCTTGATTGACCACCTCAGCAGCGCCAGACCCGCCAGCACCTGATGCCAATTGCGCCGTAGGCTGTGCAGCCATTCCACGTCCGACCGCTTGAGTGACAGGGCTAGCCGCGCCAGACATAGCAGCACCAGCACCCATAAACGGCACAGCCCCAGCAACACCCCTAGCGGCCGCGCCAACAACGTTTTCCATTACCCCACGTGGCTTAGGCAAGCCCATTGCATCAGCGCCCCTAGACGCCATTTCGGGCACGGTTTGCAGATCGCGGCCAGTTGCTTGCTCAAGCATGGCGGTAACAGGATTCGTCACCACGCCAACAGCGTTAGCAACACCCTCCATTGCGTATCGACCGGTTAAACCGACCTGTCGCCCGACTTGGTTTAGAAATCCCGGATTCTCTTGAGGTTCGGCACGTGCTGCTTTGATAGCGGCAGCAAGTTGCCGAGCCGCGTCTATATCTCCGGCAGCATCAGCCCGCACTAGGGCTTGTTCAAGCTGTTGCAGGGTAGCCATTTATTGCCCGTACTTTTTCAAAAGAGCATCAATGTTATCGGCCTGCTTTGTCTGTTGCGCCGGAGCTGCTGGAGTATCAGGCGCCGTATCCGGCACACCGTATCTCGTTGACACGTTTTGGCGCACTTTCAAGAGCAGTCTTTGTGCTTCTTTGACGTTTTCAATTAGACGCCCTGGGCTTTGCGTGAGGCTCATGTTTTGCAATGCTGCCTGCAGCTTGTCGCCCTCAACGTTCGACAATTGGCCCATGCCTTTTATGTTCGGCAACTGAGAAAGGAACGCCTGAGAACCAAGAGTTGATACAAGCGCCTCAAAATCCGCAGTATTAGAACTTGTCGTCGGAATGCGAGAGGAAATCGGACCAGCAGCAGCGGAAATGACAGATTTAGGCGTGTTCAGAACACGATTAGCTGTGTTTAGCATGTTGTCAATGTTAAAGCGTGCCGATTCGACTTCCGCAGCCTTTTCCCGAACCGTTGTATTGCGTTTATCAATCAGTTCTTGCAACTTGATTTGATTTTCCTGCATCTTTAGGTTGTTACCCTGAGATGCAACTCCGACATTCATGCGCGAGGTTTGTGCATTCATTGCTGCAATCTGCGAATTCATCTTCGCAATCTGCATATCTGATTGAATCTTTTTGATGTCCCAGCCCTTTTTTTCCAATTCAATCGCTGCATCGGAATCGGCGAACTTAGCTTTAACCTGCGCCGTGACGGCATCGGCCTCGGTCTTTGTGGCTTCTGCTTCGCCTTGCCGGACTTTTGAGCCACGAGTAGCGGCATCGGTCTTTGCGGCTTCCGTGTTTTTACGAAGGTCGCCGTAATCCTTGCCCATTGTCGAAAACAAAAGGCCATCAAGAGAAAACCGCGCCGCATTCGGGTTTGCAATGACAGAGTTGCGCAATACCTCCAGTCGTTTTGCGCTGGCAGTATCTTTGGCGTTTTTAGCTGCGTCTATCTGTTGGTCAATAACCTGCACAGCCGCGTCATCTTTACCATTTTCAAGAGCAGACAAAACAGAAAACGCCATTGCTTGCGTATTCTTTTTCTCGTCTGCTGACATGAAATCAAGCGATTTACCTAGACCCTCGTGCAATTCCGGGAATTCCAACAACAATGATTGAACATCTTTCGAGTTAGGATTCTGCGAGACAGATTGGAACCGCTGACGTTTATATGCGTCTGCCTCTGCTTTTTGCTGTGCAGCGACAATCATTGCTTGCGATTTCTGGAAATCCGCAGCAGTTGCCATTAGCCCGGCTGTCTGATTCATTCCTTGTTGGAATGCCTCATTAGCCCCGCCAGTGTTTATTGTGTAGTTAAATGGCTGCATATCTACCTTTACATGGCACGAAGACCAAGGCCACCAGTGTTTGCGCCAGAAGCCAGTGAGTAATTGGTTCCACTTTGTGCTAGCGCTGCGGTATTTGGATTGCTACTAAACCCGCCGCCTCTAATGGCTTGGAGTGTTGCATAAGACCCAAGAGCGCCTGAAATGGAATTAGCCATCCCGATATTTGCTTGGCTTTGTGCAAGAGCATTACCCGCAGCAATTGACCCTTGATTGTTGTAATACTGGTTATAGGCACCCGCCATCCCGGCATTGTTAGCCGCTGAACTGTTGGCAAGTCCGCTATATGCATTGGCTGTACCGGACGACAATTGCCCGTAAGCATTACCAATGCCTTGAGAGTATCCAGACAGAGCGCTTCCCACTTGTCCAGCCACCTGCATGCCTGCACTCGCTTGACCGGCTGCGGCGTTTTGACCTGTCTGATAAAGCATGGTCGAAGTATTTGCGCCCAAACCAGTTAGGCCTCCTAATCGGTCATATTGCTGGGAAATCATCCCGGCCAATAGTTGGGGCCTGAATTGTCCTAACGCAGCTTGAGTGTTTCCACCACGAAGCCCGCCAGTCGCCGAAGCATTTTGCAGGATGGCGTTTTCACCTTGCTGCAAATAAGCCGCCATCTCCGGGCTATTGGAAAGCCCTTGAATAGCTGCCTGCTGGGCTTGAGCACCATTTAGACCAATTAGCGCCCGCTGACCTTGCAATGAATCTTGCCCGGTCTGCTGGATTTGTTGCAATGGTCCGAGAGCGTTATTTCCCGCCGTGATGAAAGGGCTTAGAACTCGCTGCACTTCGCCGAACTGGCGCTGTGTTTCTGCGATTTGCTGATTGGCGATGTCTCTTTGCAAGCCCATTTGCTGATTGGCAATCTCCATCTGAGCGCCAATCGACATCTCTGCAAGCTGTTGCTGTAGCGCCTGCGATGCCTCGAATTGCTGCTGATTTTGACGCAATGCCGCATCATTTGCCGCTGACCCTGCCCGCGCTGCATTATTTGCGCCCTTACGCGCTTGATCCGCAGAATAAGCGCCAACTGCTACCGTTGCAACGGCTGTCCATACACCGCTCATTGCAGAGCCTCCATTGAAAGATTTACGGCCTGTCGATAGTCCGCCGTCAATTCATCTCCAGGACTGCCACCAAAGGCCCCGGAGATAGGTTTAATGCTTACCAAATATGTTTCGCCGTTGATCCGCTCATATCGACAATTTGGGGTTGCGGAATGATTAACATACTTGCCCGCCACAGTCCGATAGCCACCAACAGTAGCAGGCGCGATCAGCTCGCCTTCTGCGGCATTCATGGATAAGAACAGCCCTTTACCATGAATCGGCGAATTCCTGATTGAAAGACGCCATGTGTACTCATCGGGAATACTGACAAGCTCGTCACGGTCGCTAATTCTTTGGGCCTCTTCTGGAGTAATCCGAAGATCGTCAAGAGCCTTGAAATAATCCGCACGGTCACAGTCGTGGTATGCGTGTTTTTCTTCTAGCTCTTGTTTTTCAACATCAAGAGCCAGGGGAGACTTTTCTAAGTATCGACTCTCAAGCGTTTCAATATCGCGCTCGTCGTCTGGATTTGGAAAGATGTTTACCCAATTGCATGCCTCGATACAGATGGCTGCTTTTTTCTCCAGGCCGCCCGTGAAGATTACCGGGCCTTGTGTAGCATCGATTTCTTTGGTGTTTTCACCCAGCATCACCACCCGGCCACCCAAGACCATTACAGTGTGTGGCGTTTTGTGATCATGCCCGACGATGGCATCTCCCGGCCTGAAAGACACGGTACGCATGTATACGCCAGGGCCAAAATGGTGAGTGACCGGGCATTCAGCCTGCGGATACTCCAAGAGCACAAGAGCCAATGCGTCGGCATTGATCTTGATTTGTGCTAGCTGATTAAGAACCGACGATGGCAGCATTAAAACCCCGTAGAGTTAGCTGCTGGCGGGCCGGAATCTCAGCGAATAGGTTTTTACACCAAACCCGCTATTACGTCAAGCGAACAATTCTCACAAGTCCCGCCAGCAAAATTACATCACTCACGCCGCCAGAAGCGAACCGCATTTGCAGCACGCCGCTAGCTGTAGGCTTGATGATCCCTTCAATCTTGACCGTATTCCCTAGGAGCGCAGCGCTAGACGCATTTGGAGATGCCGGGAGATTAAAGGCACTCGATTGATACACGGATTCAGACGAAGCAGTAAGCGCCCATTGCGAACGGTAGGCCAGTATCTCGGAAGCAGGCCCGTCGATTGTCCATCTGGTCCCAATCGCATCGGAAGCAACGGAATAAACGCCGAAGAACTCGAACTTATAAACCGTCCTGGCCGCAATGCTTGCAGACAGTCCAGAGTTAACAAGCGTTGTATTTACAGCAGTGACAGGGCTAGTAAGAGAAGAAACCACACCAGCGCTTTCGCTTGCCTGCGTGGCTGTCGATGCAATCTCTTCAAATATCCGTACCGATTCGTTATCAGGCAGGAATTTAGCTAACTGAGCGCGATTGATGTTCATAGAATCAGCGGCTCTAACTTCGCATCAAGCCTTGCAACGGACAGCATTGCATCAGATGTTCCTCGGAATCGATAGGCCCTCCATCCATGCATGATTCCCTGAGTTGGCCAAGTAACTCTGCGTTGATATTCACCCGCCCATCTATCTTGTGACCACGTGACGCCATCGGTCGTGTAAGAGGCTGCGATTTTCTGCTTAGTCAAGGCTGCAGACAAAACCTGCAATTCAAGAGCGTGAAACACCGCGCCACCAGTCTCGGACCAAGTAATGATTGTTCCGAACTCAGTCCGTACAGGCGACCCAAAGTGTCCAGCTTCCGTATCGGATAGATAACCGATCCTGTCTCCTAAAGTATCCCCGCAGAGCCATTTGTTGTAGCACCAGACAAAGTTATTCGCCCGATACTTTGCAAACCCGTCTAGAGAGCTAGTCAGGATGTGCCAAACCGGAACTTCCATAACGATGGAAGCCGCAGAGTCATAGACAAGCGTCTTATTCGGCAGATGAATGTAAAGTAACTTGTGCGCTTTGTCCGTGCGCGTTTCAACGATGATTTCGGATAGCTGTTCTTCTGTGTATTCACTGAGAATCTGATCGATTTCGCGCGTCGATAGCTTGAGCGTTTGTGCGTTTTCACCCAGGTAGACAGCGGGAGATTCGTTTCTCGCTGACCCAACAAAAGCCAACGCCTCGTTATACACACAAACAGCGTCACGCCCCACAGCGCCGCGTTGAATGTGTGCACCAGTGATCCGGCTGAATGGGAAGAATGCTCCGCCGTTGTTTGTGAAAACTTCAACCGTGTACCTGTTGATTGCGTACAGTTCGTTTCTGTTGACAACTAGAGAAACGATTGGATCGGGGTCAATCTCCGATGATCCATAACGAAGCGGGTTAATGCTTGTCGGATCAATCAAGTCTGTCGCAAGGATGAATTCACCATCTGTCGTGACGAAAAATCCATCGACAAACTTAACATCGTTTACCGTTCCAATGTCCGTATCTGTCACCTGAGTAATCGACCCAGCCAGCAGGTAATACAGCTTGCCAGCCGAAGCAATAGCCAGACGGTCGAATGAGAAAGCAAATCGACACCGCTTGCCATCATCGGTAATCGTGTCTACAAGCTCCGTCGTTCCGTTCTCCAGAACTCTCAAGACCTTTTCATCGACGACAAAGTAAGCCTCATTTTTCCAATTGACGGCGCCCCGAATCTTGCCGGTTACCGTAGCGAATTGTTTAATGCCTTCGGCTGGTCGAAGATAGCCCATCGACAGGCCGTGCATTTTCGGCACCGGAACCATGTTAACGGGGTAGGAGGATCGGAAATCGGCCCCACTGGCATAAGTACCGCTGAGTATGCTTATTTGCATGTCAATTCCAAACGCACGTGATCAACGGGTTTTTCTCTTTCGCCTGCTCGCAAATCAAATCAAATTCCATGCGCTTGCGTCTTGGCTGGTCAATCACCCAGCTAACACCAGCGGCTACAGCACCAACAGCAAGACATGGCACGATGGCAGGGCCACCCGTTGAGACAGCGGCGATTACGCAAATATTGTTTGCAGCAGCCCCCCAGCCCATCGCCTCATAAGCCGCCCACATTGCAGGCTGTTCGGCTTCTGGTGACGCCTTTATGCGGTGGTAGCTGATAGCCTTTGCTGGGATCAACAGAAGCCCAAGCGGGTTAGCCTCAGCAGCCCCTAGCGCCAGCCCTGCTCCCGTGCTCGCAATGTCTGCAGCGTGCGCGGCTACGGCTTCGATCTTCTGCTTTCGGAAGTCGTCAGCGTGGGCGGGCAGGGCCAGCAGCAGGGCGAGAGAGAGGCAGAAGGCTTTCACAGCAGACCATCCGCTTCCATTTCTGTGCGCCATGCCTGAGCAATGATCATCCGGCCCTCGTTGTTTTCGTGGACGCCGTCCATGTCATACCTCAAATCGAGAATGTCACTAGGCCCGGCCAAGGCAGCAACGTGCGAAGTGATCCGTCCATCAACCCCAGTAATCGGCGTCCCACCGCCACCAGCAATCGCGGTGTTGAGGTCTTGCCACGCGGAATAAGCGGCTGTCGGATTGGCTGCAAGGTTTAGCCACGTCCGGCAAGGAATCATTTGGCTCACATACACCCTGCACCCTGCAGGCTTGTCGGCGTTGATCGTGTTGATCAGGTTCTGGTAATCGGTGATGACTTGAGCCGTGGTGGCGAGGTTTTCACCAACGCGGCCCTTAACATCATTCAGACCGATCTGCACAATGACTGCTTGAAGTGCGGTCTTGTTGGGCAATGCTGTCCACAGGGCCAATTGATCCGCGATACGGTCACCCGCTTCTGCCAAATCTCCCGCGCCACAAACCAGCCCGCCGACCAGGGAACTGATCCGCATGGCCTGCCCCAAAAGCTGCGGCGAGCCCAGGTTCGACACAGTGCTATCACCGAGCACCGCTGCATAAATCATTCCTCGATCTGCCCACGAAAGCGCATCGGCTTTTTCTTGAGTTGTCAGCTTTCGATTGATCACCATGGCGCGGTGGAGAATGCCATTCATCCGCCCCGCACTTGTGAACGCTCGCCCCAGAGTAATGGCGCCGTTGGCCATGTTGCCGCCACCACCTAGAGCGCCCGATGGGGTGTTCGTTGGCTTGATGCCCCGCAGTTCAATCGCCGCCTGATCGGCAATCGCAGCTCCAGCCGAGTCAAACTCGGTAAGGACGACGTTGTTTTGGTAGTTTGCAATCAACGGCGTTTCGGTCGATGGTGCCGTGGTGGTTGGGCTTCCTGTCGCACCTCGAAACCGGCTCAACCATCCGCTGCTCATCGCAATCTCACCCGACCCGGCGACGCTCCCGTTGTAGTTTCCGAACTCTGCGATCACCTGAAACGCTGCGGATTGACCATGCTGAAACGACGCAATCATGGTGGCTGTCGTCGAGTTGGACATATCCACCGCAGCGGTTTGCAGGAAGTCGTCAACACTGTCGAACTTCGCGCCGAAGTTGGTGAAGCTGGTCACTTCTTTTAGAGACACGTTACCGACCGACCCAGCGAACGCGGCGTCAGCGGAAAACTCCAAGGTCACGTTTCCGGTCAGCGCTTGAAACACCTCCAGATAGGAACCGACATAGCTCCTGGCCGTGCCCGCTACCGTGGTGCCTCCCGTCAATCGCGCGGTGACTGTGCCAGCAGTGCGGGTGATGTAGAACGGCAGGAAATAGAACTTGCCAGCCGTGACAGTGATCGGGATAGACAGCACATCCGCAGTGCCTGCCACCTTTTCAGCGCGGCCCGTGGTCGTGTTGATCGTCCAGCCAGTCCCTTTTGTCCAGTCCGTGTCAGTGGCAAACCGGCCATTGGTCACAAGCTCAGAGCCTAGCGTGCGCGGGACACCAGACCACACCGGACGACTGCCCGCCGTGGCTTGCAATGCAGGGCGAACAATCGGCCCCAGGTCAGCAACATATCCAATCGGATCGCCGATAGCCACAGCACCAGAACCGCCCGAAAGCTGGAAAAGGTTCGCGCTGCTGGACATGTCATAGATGCCGCCACGGTCAGAGACACCAAACAGCGTGGCCGGGTCAAAGGCGGGCGCAGACGCACCACCACGGGAACCAATCCACGCTAGGGAAAGCTGATTAAGACCGAAGTGCATATCAACCGTACAAAGCAATTAGGCCAGTTGCGGTAGACGCAGCCTTTACGTTAGTCGCCTTGACTGGAATCACCGCACCAGCCACAGCCGTAAACGTAACGTCAGCGCCTAGGGTATTGGTGCAAATCACCGTGCCAGCACCGCCAACATAAATAGCGTCGCACCGATCAAACGCCGCCGTATCAGACGGGGTAATTGATTTGAAGAAATTAGCTGTTTGAGCCATGATTACCCCACTCTAAACCAAGTTGAAAGGACGCCATCATATTTCAGGCGGAAGAAAGCATTAGCAGCCAACGTCGCAGGGCCACCAACCACGGTTTTACCGTTTCCGTTAATGGTCAACGTCGTCACGGATTGCGTGCAATTACACAAGAATTCGTCACGGTCTGTTGGAGATGCAGGAAGAACAATCGTCCCGGCTGCATACCCAGCAAGCGGAGTGAGGATTAGATGCGTGTTTTGAACAGCCGTAACACTAAATCCGGTAGCGGCTGGCGCGGCGTATCGAGTAGATAGCGTGCCACGGCTTAGATTTGCCTCCAGAAAGGCTACAAGCGTGTTTAAAGACACTTTCCGAGTATCGCCATCATCTAGGATGAAAGCGGGAAGCAAGTCGCCTAATGACAGTTCTGAAGATTCGGAAAGAGTGTAGATTGTGGTCATATTAGATTGTCCTTGAAAGCATGACTTTGACTTGACCGGCTGCAACGGCGGTCGTGTCGTTATCTGCCACTGCGCCAGTAATGCGGATGCCCAGGCCCAAGGAGAAGCGGAAGCCAGAGAACCCAATCGGCAGATCACGAACCCCCGGAACACCAGACACAGCGGCAGGAACGGGCAGGATCATTGCCGGGATGTCTGTCGAAGCCGGGGCTGTCGCTTTGTTGTACAACTTGACAAAGGCCACTGTCGCGCCGGTATTCGTGGCGTAAAAGGCCTGTAGGCCGCTGGTGCCCGTCAGAATCAGCACTTCGTTCGTGCTGGCCGCGCTGTTGAGGATGTAGGGAGTCGCAGGAACAACCGGGTTTACCGTGCCAGCCGTGACAGTTGCGGTCACTGTGCCGCTAACCGGCTGGGTTGCGCTCACCTGCGCCGCTGGGATTGGCTCCGTGGCGTAGGTGCCTTGGACAAAGCGCCATGATTGGGTTCCGCTGGCGCGAGCGGTACATCGGACTCGAACACGCTTCAATGCGTTGACAGACAACTCCCATCCATAGACAGGTTGAGCGGAAAGGTTTCCAGTGGCAGTCTCAATCGTGTTTGCATTCGAGCGCACAGCCTGAATGCCGAACCAATTGGTATTTCCTGACGCCTCAATCGACCCCTCAAACGTCACGTTGACAGTTGCAAACGTCCCGGTACAGAACGCCATGACATTGGAGGACCTTGATACATCCCCCTCAACAGTGCCACCAGCAACAGGCGTGCCAATGGTTGCCTGAATGGCCGTAATGTCGCCGGTAATGTCGGGGTAGCTCGCGGGCTTTGTGGAAACCTTGAGTCGGCTTTCTTCGTCCACCGATAGAAAGGCAGAATCGCCATCTGCCACACCAGAGACTGCATCGCTGTCACGGCGACGGGCGGCGAACACAACAAGCCCAGGCCGTCCATCTACCGCTGGGGCGCTGTGATTTGAAACGGCAGCGGCTAAATCGGCAAGCAGAAGCCGCGCGGCCTCAAGCTTTGCCTCAGTCGCCAGTTCACCAAATAGATTTACCGTTGCCATCAGTCGCCCGTCACAAGATTAAGGCTCACATTTCCGCCTGTCGTATCGACCCAAAGAACCTGAACGCCTGTTGCAAGCGTTGGTTCAGTGCTTCCAATTACCACCCCATCGCCATCTGCTCCGGCTGGTCCTGTCGCCCCGGTTGCGCCAGTCGGTCCCGTTGGACCCGCTGGGCCTTGGCTTCCTGTCGCTCCGGTTGCCCCGGTCAATCCCTGTATTCCTTGGATGCCTTGCAGCCCTTGTGACCCTTGAGCGCCTGTAGCGCCCTGCAACCCTTGCGCCCCGGTCAATCCCTGCGGGCCTGCAGGACCCTGCGGACCTTCTGGGCCTTGCTCGCCAACATCCCCACGGATTACCCATTGGTTATCGGGGTTTTTGAGAACAGCCGACAACGGAATAAGACCCAGCCCACCGTTAATAGAATCTTGCGTAAGAATGTAATCCCACGCTCGGAAGCTATCCCGGATAGGGTACTTTTTCACAGCTCCAACTCGTCATTTCCGGTCGAGATGTATGGATCAGGATCAGCAGACCATGCCGGACCGTAATACGATTTGTGACCAGCGCCCAAAGGATGGCCCCCAGGCATTACCAATTTAGCCGGTTTCACCAGCGAAATCATCATCGTGTCTTTTGCAGCCCTGGCCATGCCCAAATACATTGGGGTAACTTGCTTGCCGTGCATGTTCGCAAGCAATGGACCGAGATTCAAATAAACAGCCTCAAGCGCCGAATCAGGAAGATTCGTTTCCTCATCAACGTCGCCACCGTCAGGGCTTGACGGAATAGGCCAGCCCACACGCAAGCCGCGTGCATTCCATCCAGCCATCATTGCATCAAGCATTCGACGTGCTGATTCAATCTGCTCGGGTTGAATGTCATAGATGAATCCGGCCAGTCCCACTGCCGAATATGACATCTCGATAATTTGTCTTTTCGTGGTCATCTCAAGCCTTTGAACAGGGGGAAGGCGTTAACCCTCCCCCGTCAGTCGTTAGGCCTGATTAGCGACGATAAAACCTACCTTCTCAGGCTGCAGAACGGCCACGCCGTACAGGATTGTGAAGCGAGCGGTCATCTTGCCGGTGATGTGGTTGAAGCCATAAGACACGGTGATTGGCACGCCTTGCTTAGTGCGCGACTTCATCACTTGAACGCCTTGGCCCGATGGGAAGGCCAGTTCACCGAACGACACCAAACAAGCATCTTCACTCCAGAAAGGATTGATCGCACGAGTCGCAGTGTTCAGGAAGGTCAAAGGCGCGTTATCTGCAGGCGATGCGGTCACGTTCTGGTAAGGGCCGGTGGTCACGATTGCCGGGGTAATCGTCAAAGCACCAGCGGCGTTAGCCAAGACGCGGAACGTCTGAAGCTGGCCGGTCGATTGCTTGGTGACGAAATGCACCGAGAACACGTTAGGCAGGGTGAACGAATCGCCCGCCTTGACGTTGGCCACGTTGGCGCCATCGCAGTTGAGAACCATCGTGCGGTTATCCTGCAATGCAGAGCCGGAGAACGCAGCCACGGTCAGCGCTTGCGATCCGCCGTTAACCAAGGTAGAGGTCACAGTGCCAGTGATGACGCTGTTGCTCAGTTGGTCAGTGCGGAAGGTCGAGAAGTTGGCGATAGGAGGCAGCTTGGAGCGCTCATAAGCGCCTTTATTGATGTCGCCAATGTATGCACGGTTACCCAGGTCTTTCGACACTTTGACGGCATCGCGGGCATTCAGGAAATGCTTACGATCCATCCCAGCGGTCACGCCACGCTCGATCAGCGAAGCCTCAGCATCCGCAGCCATGTCCCATGCGTAATCACCAGTTCGTGCGATCACGATGCCAGCGCGGGCATTGACTTCGGCCAGGAGCGCGGTTTCGATGTCACCCGCAAGGGCTTTCTTGGCGGCAACACCCATGCGCTGGAGGTGCAGCGGATCGCGCATTTCTTTGGCGTCAAGCTCAAAGATGACGTTGGAAGGAGTGCGATAAGTGATCGGAACCTTGCGGTCGATTACATCCGAGCGAGTTGCAGCGGACAAATCAAGACCAGTAACCACCGAAGCGGAATAGTCTTGGGAAATCCACTCAACATCGCCAGCGCGTTGCATGGTGGTTTGATCCGAGAAGCGCGTTTGCACTTCGCGGGACATGACGCATTCAGCGTCAAAGCCTTCGATAACTGGTTCAAAGGCTACTTCTACGGCACGTGCCAGATTGTTAGGCATGATTCAGCTCTTTCGTAAATGTAAATGAGTTGTTGCGGTTACCCGCGCTTTACTCACCATTTACGGCGGTGGAGCCGAATCAATGCACTCGGTTTATAGTCCCGGACGACTTATTAGCGGTTGTACATCAGCTAATAGGATTTGTCAATCACTTGGCCTTATGTTTTGCCGCGTAATAAGCTGTGTAGTCTCCAGTCTTCTGCGCTTTTTCGTACAAGGCATTAAGGTTCGACGCACTAGCACCCGGCGTGCGGCCTGAACCGCTAATGGTGCGCTCAGGAGGAGGAGCGGCTTTCTTTTGTTGCGGCTTGATGTTCATTTCGATTTTCGCCAGTTCTTTGATGAATTTTGCGTCTGATTTGATGTTTGCCACTTTGCGCAGCGTTTCGGGGTTGGTTCCTAGTGCATAGGCCAGTAATGCAGAATCGTCGGCAACATCTAGCAGCATGGCTTGACGTGCCGGGCTAAGGATCGATACAACCTCGTCCTCCGCTTCTTGCATCTTGTCTTGGGCAAAGCGTGCTTTACCCTTTGTGTAAGTCTCTTGAACCGATTGCCATTCCTTGTTAGCCTCCTCTTGAATAGCTCGCTGCCGGTCTTGCTCTCGGTCATAGACGGATTTCTTTGCATACCATTTATCTAGCTCTCGCTGGAAAACTTCGGCATCGTATGCATCATCGGAATTGCCAGTACCGGGATTTTCGAGCGTCGGCTTTTCTGGCAGCGTGTTGGACTGCTGCCCGCCACCCTTCAGGCGCTCCAGCTCGTCCGCGATGCGCTTCTTTTCCTTTTGTTCTTGCCTCAGAAGTCGGCGAAGCTCGTTAGGAAGGCTCTTACCCTTGTGCTGGCCTTCCTCTGGCTCTTCCTGCGGCTGATCAAGGGTTACAACAATCTCTTCCTCTGCTTGCTCTTCCTGATCGTCGCCAGCATCAACCTGCTCTTCGTCCAATTGTTCAACTTCGCCCTGATCATCAAGCTCCATTTCTTCGACATCCGTACCGGGCACGTCTTCATCAGATAGGGGGCTGTTCAGCATTCATCGGTCCTTGCTCGGCATTCATAGGGGCCGGTCCCTGCTCGCCCACAGCGGGCGGATTCAATAGCGCTTCCTGCGCTTGTGCTGATTGGATGTCAATGCTGGTTATCTTGCTCAGCATTTCAACCTCAAGATCAGCGGCTTTAGCCATGTTCAGAACGACGTCGGAATCAGCCTTACGCGCTGCAGATTCCTCTTTCTTAGCGCTTGCCAGCAGGAATTGAGCATTTGGGTCCGGCTGCTGCGCCTGTTTAGCTTCATCCATGCGCTGCTTGTCTTCGTCGGTGGGTTCAATAACACCCATTGATACCAGTTGGCGCCGCGCCCATTCAGAAACGTCCGATGTGCCTTCGTCCTCAATATCCCGCAGTGCGGACAGAGTAACAACGCGGCGCGTTTCGTCGTCGGTTGTAATCATCGCAATGCCGGTCTTGGCTTTAACAGACGCTGCCCGCTTGGATTCGCTCGAAGGTCCGGTTGTCGCGACAACATCTAAATCAACGCCGGAAAAGTCGTTCTCTACCACCATGGCGCCATCGACCAACACTTCGCGCATTAGTTCTACAGGCTCTGGAGCGCCTTCTTTTGTCACGCCCTTTACCTTTCGGCCTTTTTCAACATAGATGTCTTTAGCCATTGACAGCCAAACTTTACCGGCCCGCTCATAAAACACCCGCATAGCCTCAAAGTAGATATGCGCAAGCATTCCGATTTGCTTTTGGACAAGCTCGACAGCCTTGCCGGATTGATTGGCCTCCATCTTTTCACCCTCGTTCGGCTTACCGAGGATTTCCGATAGATCAACTTCCGTAAGCTGGATCAATGCCGCCATTGCTGGCGCAAGTGTGGGCGGCTTTGTGTACCCGGCTGGTTGCGCCAGCTCTAAGCCGCCATCATTGTTTCTAAGAGCGTTGATGACCATAAAGGCAGGGTTCTCAATGTGGGCCTTTTCCCATTGCTCCTCATGCCCTGCAACTTGTTCTGCAAGGAAAATCGGAACCTCCATTGGAGAGACTGAAGCAACATACGCCAATCCAGATAGCTGGACATTCTTTAGCCGCATCGGGTCTTTTGCGACTCGGACGTGACCCTGAAAGCGCTCTATCCCTTCAATCACCCAGCGACGGGCATAAGCAGGGATGATAGGAATCTCAGTGCCTGCAATATATCCACAATCCTCTAGGATTTCAGCGCCATCAAAGATGTATTTATGGATTCTGCGCTCTTTGATTCGGCGGGACTTGACCATCTTCCAACCAGTATCTTCTAAGGTCTGGCGAAGCTCGGGGTCATCTTCGTAATGACTTTCGTCAACCTTCTTTTCTTCATCGCTGACCGGATGCACCCACGTTTCAACCAGCTTTGACACTCTTTCAACTTCGTAGGCCTCACAAACATAAACCGCGTCTTTAGTTCTCCACTCGAATGCCGTCTTTTCCAGTTCCATAGAAACAGGGTCTTTATCCCATTCCTCAACAAACGCATCGTGCGTCATTGGAGTCAAAAGATAAGCGCGGCTTGCGTCTGATTTGTCCCTTAGCTTTCCATCCTTGGAAAAGAATACGCACTGATCAGCATCATAGATCGGCTTAAACATGATGCGCTGGCGCTCGTTTTCTTCGTCCGACTCGTCCTCATAGCAGGTAGTTAGACGTGCAGCGCCCATGCCGCCGTATAGCATCTCAATGAATGTGTTATCTCCAGCTTCTTTTGATGGCGAGTCTTGACGGTCTGCCCGGTACACAGAATCACATTTCTCTGCCATCTTCGGATTCTTCGCGCCGTCCTTACTGATGAAATCGACATCAATACGATTGTTTTTGTACTCGTTCTCAATGCGCGTACAGGCCAGCAGAAGCTTGTTAACCTCTACTTTTGGCTTATTCTCGAACTGCTGGCCAAACTCACCATCCCACATCGCACCAGGGACAACAGGGAAGCGGCGGTCCTCCAATGCAATCCTGCGCTCTTCCCGCTCTTCTTCCCAAACGGTATCAAGCTCGGCAATGAACTTTGCATGCAAGTCTTTAAGCTTCTGAGTTTGGCGCATCACCATTTCACTTTCACAGATGTATAACGGACCTCGACAGGCTTTTGGACATTCTGAGCACGTCTTGCGCCTTCGCATGCATACCTAAGCGCGTCAATCACATGGTTATCTTTGTCTGACAACACAGGTAAAACCTTATCCGTCAATGGGTCAACCTTGTAACTGTAATGCGTCAATTCGTCAATTGTATGCGTGCATCTCGGGTGGACAATAATATCGTGCGATTGTAGCCACGCTACCCCATCTTCTAGTGATTTGGCGCCCTTCACCGCTGACATGATCTTGGGAAACCCATTCTTTCTCATGTGCGAAATCGTCTCAGGTCGTGCGGAATCGGCAACGATTGGGTATTTCTCCGACTCCGGGACCGTCATAAACAGCGCTGGAGTGTCTGTAATCTCGCACCCAATACGATAGGCTTCGTAATCAATGTAAAGCTTTCTACCGACGATATGACAGCGCACAAGAGTCGTCGGGTCTACAGAGAATCCCCAATCGGCCCCGAATCGGTGGACAGCGTCAGCGGGTGTGTCAAACTCTTGTATTGACCAGTTCTTGAACACTTTGGAATCGGAGCGCTGTAGATACTTGCCCTCCCAAACGTGCTGATACTTATCAACATCACGGCTGCGGTCATACTCCATTTCAACCCGGAGAACATCGGGGAACATCGGGTTATCCCGCCAGTTCACCTCGACGACAACGGTACCCGGCGGCGGCTCTTCCTGCCTCAACAGCGCATCAATCGGATCTGTTGACTGTCTAGGGTTCCAGCTTGCCCAAATCTGCGACCCTGGCTTTCTAATCGTCGGCCTAAGCAGGTCTAAGGATCGCTGGCTAAGTGATTGCGCCTCTTCAATCCAGGCAGCATCGAACCCCTCTAGGGATTTGATCGAGTCCGCAGTGTGATCCTGCATGCCCTGAAAGATGAACAGGCTTCCATGAGGCCCAATGATGCGGCTTTGCTGGCAGTCGAACATATGCCCGACTCCAAACTCTTCTATCTTTGCCTCTAGCAGCTTCTTAACCGACTGGTCAAGTGTCTTTTGCACCTCACGGACGCAAACCAGATGGAATTTGCCCATCAATGATCGCTCGATAGCGTGTTCGGCAAAGAAATGCGACTTGCCAGACCCCCGCCCACCATGAGCACCTAGGTAACGTAATCCATCCTGCAGCAGCGGAAGGAATACGCGGGGCGTCTTTATCGTGAGTGTCGTCACTTGCTTAGTATTGTTCCGACAACAGCGGCAATCGGTAGGCCAAAGACAAGCGCCGCATAAAGAATGGCAGCAATGAATAGCTTAATGACGTACATCACTTATTCGGGTCAACAATCACGCGCCGGATAGTTTGAATCACCAAAGGATTGTCATGATCCCCGGCAATCGTCATCGGCAGCACTTTCCCGATTAGCGATAGGAAGGCGCTAGCGGTCCTAGGATCGTTTGCACGCTCAACTAGGTACTCTACCCCTCCCGATTGATCCAAGGCGCCTAGGATCATCTCCTTAAGCTCTTTGGTGTTCTTATTAACAGCACCCTTCGGCTTACCGGGGTTGCCTTTTCCGAATTGCGTCGTTTTTTTCGGCTCCATAGTTAGCACTCGCTCACAATTGAATTGCTTAATTCTAACGCTGTTCAATATTTATGCAACTTGAAGCCTAGCCACATGCCGAACTGAGCGCCAATAGAACCTAAAGCCGCTCCGCCAACAAATGCCATGCCGCCACTCAATTTAAGCGCATCAACCGCCAAATACCAAAGCACGCCAGCCAGTGCCGCAAACAAGGCCCCTAAGCCCAAAACTTTAGCCGTCATCTTCATTCCTTCACAAACACACCATCGGGCCTAAGCGTTCCCTTGCGGTCCTTGATTTCGTTGTAAGCACCTTCTAGGCACTCTGTTAAGTCTAGGTCAGCAACTGCACAGCCGACAATGAGCGTGACAAGAATATCCCCGTAGGCATCGGCTTGCGCAGCCCGATCACCCCTATGAATGGCGTCCAAAAGCTCGTTAACCTCTTCCATTGTCTTGATGGCTTGAGACATGCTGTTGCTGTTTTGGATGATTCCGCGCTCTTCCGCCCATCTGACAACATCTAGCTCTGTGCTTGCATAACTCATTTATTAGCCCCTTAAAAGCCTTTTGACCGGAGATTGTATGCATCCATCGACCCTGCTCGATATGGGCTTGGCATGCTCAACACTAGATCACCTTGCGATGTTCCGTTACATATCCGCATTGGTCTTTGCTCGATTGCCTCCACTTTTGGCCCGGTAAAGTAGACGATCTTTCTCTTTCCTTTCTCCCCGCTGCTGATTAGCTTTCTGGTGTCCCGTAGCCTCTTGAGCATGTTGTATGCCTCCTGTTCGGTCCATCCCATCGCTTCGGCTACGTCTCGTTTTGTGACTGGCTTAGACAAGACCAGCTTTAGAACGGTTGCCATTTCTGGCGGCATTTCTGTTTTCATGTGTTCCTTTATTCCCACTTCGGTAGGTTCTTCGGCCAAACGCCCATACTTTCTATCTGCGATCTTGTCTGACGCGCCCATTGATTGCCAATCTCTGCATGCGCTTCCCTCCCACCAGGAATCAGCCGGTACAGGTCGAATCTTGTATGGCACCCAACTCCATACGGTCCGTCTGCGCACAATGGCATAGCGTCTCTGTCGTCGTTCTTCATTGCCTTACCCTTACCTGCATTCGTGTGGGCATGCTGGCTACGTCCTTGCTTCCCGCAATTGATGCACGGCATTGACGCTACAAGTCGGCGGTATGGCTCCGACCGTTGGGGCTTTTCCTTTGGAAAGGCTATCAAGGCGTCTCACCATGAAAATAAGCCATTGGTAGCGGCGTAAGGTATTTCGCATCGACTCGCCCCCATGTAGACAGCGGCCAGAAGTCGGCGTGGTTAATCTTGTGCACCATCGGCTTTCTGCCGTTCTCCATCGCCAGAACTTCAATCTCACCCAGCTTGTATCGATGGCCTTGTTTTGCTTCCGTCATCTCAGCGTTCTTTCCTGATTCCTGTTTGTCGCTTGCTCTGAGCGCCATACCTCGATAGCCAATTCAGCCCCCCTGATTTGAATCCTTAGCGTTTCCTCATCCAAGATAGCGTTTTTGTACGATTGCAGCAGTTCCTGATACGTTTTGTGGCTATAGGCGTACTGCTCTCTATCTGCCACGGTCTTACCGGTGCTGTCATTCATCAATAGCGCTTTTAGTGCCTTACGGTTTTCTTCCAAATACATGCGCTGCGCTTTTGCCTCGGCAAACTTCCTGGCGTTGGCAATAATGAAATGCGCTGCGGCGTGCGGGTCTTTCTTATCCACCCGGACCCCTTGTAAACCTTAACTTAACCATCCCGCCAATCTCACCTTTGATATACGGGTGAATCCTAAATCTCTTGTCATTCACCCCTAACGCCTCTGCAACGCCATCCCGCCCGCTCTTGAATGCGCTAATGAGGTTGTCGTCGTCTCTGTGCCTGCGATTCGGTGGATAGAAGTCAATCCACACATGAATATCCCCCTCCCAATCAATCGCAATCCTTGATTGTTTCGTCAGGATGTAGCAAGCATCACGATAATTGGCCTTGATCGGAGCAGCGCGGCGCCAGTGCGTCTTACGATTCGGATTTAGTTCCGCTGGTGGCCACGGCAATACAAGCTCAGTCATTCTTTACCCGCTTCAAAAATTCATCTTTGAACCCTGCAAATCCTGGCATTGCGTCAATCTCTTGCACTCTTTGCCATACGTATTGCTTCCATCCCTCTGACTTTGCCAACGATAGGTAATGAGTCATTGATTCTTCGTATTCGCGCAGAATGTCAAACATTGTTAACTGTTACGGTGCGGCGGACTTTTAGCCGCCGACCTTGTTGTTACCAATTCACAGGCTCACCCAGCACAGCCAGCGCCCAATTAACGGCTTTGCTGTCGTGGTGAATTCCTGCCCTTACTTCGTCCAGTATCTTGTGTGCACGCTGCTTAATGGCGTTGTCTGTTCTTAGCTGATTCATATCATTTGTTTATCAATTGCCAGCAGTATAGGAATGAATTTGACTCGCGGCATTCATTCCAAACAGACACCTTAAAATAGGTGCCGCCAAAAATAACGGCCACAAGAATCAAGGCAATAAACGGAATCATGATATCTTTCAAGCTCTTCCCCTCAGTGCTGCCAATCGCTGGCGGATTTCATCAGACGGCGCCACAGCCTTTAGCCGGTCATCCATAATCCGCTTAAGTGCTGGGTCAACGTATGCTTTTGGCTTTTCAATCACTTCAATCTCAATTTCCGCCCCGTCCCATCGCTGCTGGTTCAGATAGGTAATCGGCATCGGAATAAACATCCCGCGATCCTTCATCCAATCAGCGGTTGTTTTCATCCATTCGGTGTGTTTGATGATCGTATCGGCCTGAGTCCAATAGCAGCCTTTTTCCCAGCGCTTTAGGCAGAGTGATTTCCCGCCCTTTCGCTGGTAACCGCCAATTGAATTCTTCGGCCAGATTGACCACCATTGTTCAAAGCCAGCGCTTAACATCCAAGCCACCCAGGCCTCATAGACCCGTTAGAACTCTCCCGAGGAAACAGCCCGCCGCGCTTGATCACGCCATCCTTACGCGCCCTGTCGAATACCGGCCCCCACTTGCGATCATCAGCAAATTCGATTCCTTGCAGCCTCGCAAGATCAATAACAAGTCCCGGTGGCCACGGATCAATACGGCTTCGCTTTTGTTTAGCGAAGCTGCACAGGAAGGTGTAAGCGTCTGGTTTGCAGTTCATGCGATCTCCTTCTCAGGTTTGCCAGCAATGCGGATCATTTCGTCTTCGCCGTCGTTGTCTCGGATAGGCTTCAATTCAAAGTCATCCATACAAAACTCATCTTTTGCCATAACTGAGGTTTTTCCTTCGTCGTCACAGAAAACCCGGACCTCAGTAGCCGACTCACACTCCCAGCAAAAATCGCCTGGCTTTCCGCCGTAAAAATTCTCTGGATTAGCCAACTTGATTACCGTGACAAACTTTCCGATATTCTCTGGAAATGGATTGTTAATAATCACTGCCAAATCACCGGGCTTGCAGTTCATATCCCACCTTTGATAATTGCCCGCGTCTTATCGGCCTGACTTTTCGGCGTCAGTACGATCTGATGCGGACGGGGTTTTAAAAGCTCTTGCGCCCGTTTTGATAGCCCGGGCATGGGCTGTGTTGATTTGGGGTTACTCATGGCTTTTTAGAAAGGCCGCGCCAGAGCAATCCGTCGTTAAGGCTCATAGCTTTTTCAGAAGCAGCTTCTTGCGGGGTTGCAGCCCTCCACGCCCATCGGGTTCCTGTCCATCTCGCAAAAGAGTAACCAGGCCAGTTACCGCCGACGTAATCTCTCTCATAGACGCCACGCCGAACCGGCTTAACGTCACCAGGGAACCAATCAGTTACTGTATGTTTTGACATAAGTATTTAGAGGGATGACTGACAGAGTTATGACGCGCTAAATGCGGTCATGGAACAAAAACCCGCCATGCACAAACGTCCCTGCTTTAGTCCCGCTCAGGGAGAAAAACGGGCAGCGTTGGAACGTCTGTTGGGAATGCATGGCGGGGAAAAATTAGGCGGCTTTTATGGGGAATTGCTCTTCAGGATCAGCAAGCCCGTGCGTTCGTCCGATCTGAAGAAGCCCGTAACCAACACGGAAGGACAGGGAGCCAGTCTTTCCGGTCAGAATGTTTGCAATGGATGGCTGCGAACATCCGATCAGTTCGGCAACCTTGCTTTGCGTGTATCCGCAGCGCAGAACGCGAATCAGGTATTCAGCCCACCCCGTAGGCGCATGGTCCGCAGCGTCAAAGCCTGCAAACCTGTCTGCGGCTTCACAGACTTCTGTGTAAGAAAGCCCTTCAAACCATTCAAAGTGGTTTCTGCGCGTCGCACGCTCAACACAAAAATCAATCAGGGCTTGCTCGCATTCAATGGCTTTTTCTTTGCACTGGAAGAAGCGGTCACTTTCCAGCGTCACACCAAGACAAGCAACGCGGGCAGCGTGCGAAGCAATTCGGGCTTGCGGGTCAATCGACCGACCGACCTTGATATGCCCGTTGCTGAACAGGCAGACATAAATCCATTCCATTTACGCCAACTCCGGCCAGTGTTCGGTGAAGTCGTGAGGCCGCAGAATCTGCCGCTGCAATGCGCCGCCCGATTTCTGCTCCAGCAATACGCATTGCTTTGGAGGAAACCAGCGCTTGCCAGTCGTCCAGGGCGCGACGTTTCGCAAATCGCGGTAACCAAGAGCGTGCGCGACGCGGGTTTGTGTGCCGAAGTGCTTAACCACCTGCAGCGCCACAAGCTTTCTAATCTCTGTGTGTTTGTCCATGAGCACGATTCTATCCTAGTTGGACTACGTACTCTATCCAGATTAGAGTTATCCGACGAACGGTAGGCGATGATCTGCTATGGCCACCCAAGACGACCGCAGAAACGACCCGACACGGCAGGGATTGGGGCTTCGCATGAAGGCCGCTAGAGAGGGAAAGGGCCTGAATCAGCAGGAAGTCGCCGACCGCCTAGGCGTGAGTAACGCTACGGTTTCAGCGTGGGAGATGGGGCGAGCAGACCCAGGCGTCTACCGCTTGAGGGAGATTTCCAAGCTGTACGGCGTTGCCGCCGATGCAATCTTGTGGGAGGATTCGCTATCGCCAGATGCGATGAAGTTCGCCGCCGACTTCGATGCGCTGACAGAAAAGCAGCGAGCCACATTCCGGGCGGTGTGGGTGGCGTTCGTCAAAGAGGCCGCGACCGATGCCCAAATTGAGCAGGCCATGCCCGTGACCAAGACCGAAAAGGAATAGAAATGAAAGCACTTATGTTTGTCGCCAGCATCATCCTGGCTGGCTGCGCATCAGGCCCGCCCATGTCGCCGCAAGAGGCAGCTATCGTCCTGCAGATGATCGGCAATCAGCAGGCCGCTAACAATGCGATGATGCAGAACATGCAGGCAAACCCAGTGTTTCAGCGCCAGCAGCCTTTAAGCACTTCTCCCGTGCGCTGCGTCACTAGGCACATCGGTGGTACGTCTTACACAGACTGCTACTGAGCGAGAATCTTTTCCGCTGCTTCTTGGGTTAGTCCGTTGCCTACCTGATCCAAGGGATTGATGGTCATAACCTCCAGGAACGGAGGGAGGATGTCAGGCACACCGGAGCAGCCCCAAAACCACCACTGATCGGCCATGCTTTGCGGGGTTGCGTGCTTGTAAGTAATGCCCAAGCTTTGCATCACTTGCTGAGGGTGGCGGGTTTCTTTGCTAAGGCTTGCCGCCATGCAGTCATATCGAAGGTGCATTGTGTTCTCGCTGCTACTGACCGACATAGTTACCCCAAGGGTGAAAGCTGAGGCTTTCTTCCCTGCCCGGTACGGGCGCTATCTGCTATCCCGTACTCAGCAATCCAAAGAGGCTGCGATTCATTAACCGAAGGGCTTGTCTCACCACTTGCGCCCTTGGCTTACCTAGTCCCTCGCAGACAGGCTAGACGGCGCTTATCCGGGGGTGTACCGGTGCCGGTGATCTTGGGTGCGGCCCATGCAGGCCCATTAGCTTAGACCTAGCGTTTTTTAGGTGGCTCCCGGAGGTCATCCCGGGTTGATGCGAGGCGTTCAGTTCTTATAAGCCGCAACGCTTACAAGCCCATGCCTTTGGGTAACCAACCCAGCAGGACGGGAATCGAACCCGTAATTTCCGCCTTTGCGGTGCCCTCCATAAGGCGCCCTGCTCAACCACCTAAAAAACGCCAGCTCACGCGCCCTGACGTGACGCCTAGGAAACAAAAAAGCCGTTTACTACTGCGCCCGGTAGGAACCCCGTGAGGGGCAGACGCATGAGTAAACGGCTTCGTCGGATCGCTTCCTACGGCGACAGACCACATTATGCACAGGTTTCAGAACTGTGCAAGTACCCAGTGTGGATAACCTTGTAAAACTACCGTTCGTCGGCTACTCGCTGTCACGTTCTAATTTTGTTTGAACTGCACTTCTAACCGGGTTAGAATCCACACATGCCGCAAACAAAGCGGAGCAGCCCCGGATCGACGCGGCGCACCAGGTTCCTTAACAAGCTTTTCCCCGTGGTTCTCGAAAGCAGACAGCGGGCGCTTATCCGGGCGTGAGACGGACACAGTGAACGGTAGACCGTTCCGCATCTAGGCCGCTGCGTGGTGGTTGGTGGATGTGTAGTTAGCTGGAACCGGCTAGACCGGGATATGCCAGCAGCCCTGGCCAACAGGGCAATTACAGAGTGGTAATGCGCGAGTGGTGATCGTGCAGCGACGTTGTTTGACAAACCCGCCGTAACGCTGAAAAGCGATTGGGGATTAAGTAGAAAGTCCTGCTAGATGTACGGTGAAATGCAGGCCGTCGTTACGTTAAACCGGGCCAGAGATTCACTACTGGCACCACTCTGTAATTGATTTATGACCGCTTGCATTGGTTCGCGTGCCGATAACTCGCGTATCAATCTAACGGGCCGATGCGACGGCTTGTTAGCGCTTTGTCTGGATGGCATCCAGAAGCGGTCACCCCTTATGACAGCCCTCAGGCCTTAGCCACCTGATCCAGTTAACCCAGGTTGACCAAACCCAAAACCCAAGCGTGCTTTATCGCAGGCTGTCACCACACAGGAGTATTTATGTCCTACCGCCCCCAAAAGCTTGACGAAATCGAAACCGAATACTGCGGTGTTCCGATCACTGTTAAAGGCGTGATCTTTTACCCCTATGTCCCAGGCACTCAGATTGACCCGCCTGAACAGCCTAGCGCGGAATGGGATTCAGTGTGGATTGGAGCGATCAACGTTACAGAGATTTTCGCAGGCAAATACTTGTATGACCGTCTGCAAGACACGATTGTTAGCCGATTGGAGGAAGCATGAATACACGCAAATACCCGCGCTCAATGAATGAGGCCTTCCACCAAACGGCGGAATATGCCAGCGCAATCGAACGGGCTAGGCGGTCCGGCTCCATCGTTACAGTTTCTAGCGTCGTGGCTTTCATTGCCATGATCATCATTGTTGCAATTTGGGGATAACGAATGAAAAACACCATGACAGACGACAGACTCAACTTGCACAGGGTTGACACATCGCAGCTTGCACCAGATGACGGTGTGAGTGTTGGCGGGTGTTGTAGCGGCGACTGCAATGAAGGCCGTGATTGTCCGGTTCAATACGCCGGAGATGAGCCTTACTCAGCGCTATCGATGGTTGTTGCTATCGCGCTTGTCTGCGCACTGGCTGTTGTGGTCTGGTATGCCACGCCAGAGCTTCGCGGACTGGTATCTATCATTGTCTATTGATATGACGCTATACAAATCAATCCGAGCAGCGTGGAGAGCTTTCTGGCGTGAATGGGCGATTCAGAAACGCATCAACGACTTGCCGGACCCGCTCAAGTAACTAAGGACAGCACATGGAAAACATGAAGCTTTGGAACAGCGTAAAGGTAACCGACCCGGCAGCGGTCAAGCCAATCACCGGCAAGCAGTACAAGGGTAACAGCCCAAAGCCGTACTGGATTATTCAACGCGCAACGGAGGTGTTTGGACCTGTCGGTATTGGCTGGGGAATTACTGTCAAATCAGAACGGTTTGAACGGATTTCAGAAACAGACGTGCTCCATGTTGCCGTTGTTTCCGTCTGGTATGTGCTTGATGGAAAGCGATCCGAGTCATGGGACCAGATGGGCGGAACAAAAGCAGCCTATATGACCAGCAAGGGCGGATTGATGGTTGATGAAGACGCCGGGAAAAAGTCAGTCACCGATGCAATGGTCAAGTGTTTTTCCATGGCCGGGTTTGCTGGCGACATTTTCAGCGGCCAATGGGATGACTCCAAGTATGTGGAATGGGCCGCAGAGGAAACCCGCCGCCGTGAAGCGCCCGTTCTGACAGACGATCAAGTGAGCGAGATTGCCGCGCTTGTCGCCGGACGTGACGTTGAAGCATTCATGGCATGGGTTAGCAAGTGTGTCGGCGTCGAATGCAAAGCATTGAAAGACGTTCCGGCAGAGGCTTACACACCAATCATCAAACGACTAACACAGAAAGCAGCAACATGAACAACATCACCATCGCAGGACAACTTGGCAAAGACGCAGAAGTACGTTACATGCCAGACGGAACCGGAGTTGCATCATTCTCGGTTGCTGATTCGCAAGGCCAATCAAGGCCCACTATCTGGTGGCGCTGTTCGCTGTTTGGTAAGCGTGCCGAATCGCTGGCGCCGTACCTCACCAAAGGGCAAGCCGTGACCGTCTCCGGCACCGTCACAGAGCGCGAATATCAGAAGGACGGCGCCGCGGTTAAGGCAATGGAGATTCGTGTTCAGGACGTAGCTTTGCAGGGTGGCAAGCGTGAGGTCGTGAGCAATAGCCCGCTTGTGCAACAGGCAGAGCCGCGCAGGCAAGCAGCAGCAAAAGCGGCTAGTGGGTTCGACGATATGGACGATGACATCCCGTTTTAATTCAGGAGAACAAATTGAAGAATAAACAACTCGGATATGCAGAGCTTGTGATTTACACAGTTCTTTTGGTTATTGTGCTGATTGTTTCGGCTGTCTTTTCATCTTGGAGCTGTGGAAGCCGATGGGGGAAAAGTGGAATGCAGACAAGCTGGGGACCAATTCAGGGTTGCTTGGTTCAAACGCCTAACGGTCGGTGGGTTCCTGATGACAGGGTTCGTGATTCCGATTTAGAGCCGCGTCAGAAATCCTCAGGCGAAAGCATTCCGAAATGATCCCCGACCTTACCGATGAATCAGAAATGGCCCGCAAAGGCCGTTTATCTGCGCTGTACAAAGCGAGAGATGAAACAGCGAGGAAAGCCCGCGACTCAGCATCGCGGATGCTTAACGACATTGACAGCTCCTTGATGTGGGAGCCGTCTGTACTGGCAGACTATCTGACAGAGATTCAGCTTCTCACTCGAATGATCAACGATATTAAGGAATCGAAATGAGCAAGGCATTGGAACTGGCGGACAAGCTGAACGGCTTGTGTGTGGCTGAATTTGCATGGCCGCATTTAAACGACGCGGCGAACACACTTCGCCGACAGCACGCAGAGATTGCGGCACTGAAAGCAGACCGGGATAGCTGGATGCAGCAAGCCAGCGACCGTGTAGCCGATGCGGTTACGTTTGCCAAGGAAGCCGATGGTCTGCGGGCAGAGATTGACGCGCTGCGCAAAGAAGCGGAGTGGCAACCGATTGAGACAGCGCCAAGGGGCGCAAAAGGCTATGCGTGGATGCATTTGGCTTGGGGTCCAGAACATGACCAAAGCACCAGCGTTGGCATGCGATACGGCGACAAGTTCTACGCATCAGCAAGCTTCTATTGTTTGGGCCGAGATAAGCAGTACGAGTTTCGAGAGACTGAGGTTAGCCCAACCCACTGGAAGCCCCTACCGACACCGCCAGCAATGGGAGAGGAAGCATGAACACGAAACACACACCGGGGCGGCTGATTCACGCCACTGATCTTGGGCAAGTGGGATCAATCGAAACGCCAGACGGAAACATCATCGCCGTTGCTCAGGCTCAACCGAACGACAAAGACCGAAGCATACGCACTGCCAACGCCCGCCGTCTGGCCGCTTGCTGGAATGCCTGCGAAGGCATCAGCACGGAGTCGCTGGATCGTTTAGGCACCATCGACCGCGCACGCGTCGAGTTGGATGTGATCCGGTCGCAGGCCATCGCCCAGCGCGATGAACTGCTGGAGGCGCTGCAAGAGGCGGCAGTCCACATCGCGGCACGTTGGGGCAACAGCGACCCGTATGCGGTTCGCGCTTTTGCTGTCATAGCCAAAGCAACCGGAGAGAAAGCATGACTCTCGACATTGAACGGCTGGCCCATGAGGCTGGAGCAGGACGCGGATCATCTGGACGATGGCTTGTGACCGCCGCCGAACTCCAGTCGTTCGCCGCCCTGGTGCTGGAAGAGGCTGCGAAGGTGTGCGACGCCGCGAAGCCAAGCGGCGGGCGCATGTGGACGGACGAGCAGGCCGCTTGTTTTGACTGCCTTGTGCATGTGTCTGACTTTATCCGATCATTGAAGGGAGAGAAAGCATGATTTCGCTTGAGGAATTCAAAGCCATCGCGCACCGCACCGCTAGCAGGTACAGCCACCGAAGCGAACCAGAGAAGGTGGCTTACACCTTTCTCCCGCACACGCTGGAGGATTTTTACCGGCAAGTGTGTGCAGCTATCCAGGCCATCGCGCCTGTGCCTGCTGTGCCTACATGTCGTGTTGCTGATCGCGGCTTTCGCTTTGATGGCGTTGCGCAACATCACGTACCCCATGTACTGGTGGAATTTGAGCCCGTGCCTGTAAACGGGCCTATTGATTCCAAGGGCTGGGTGGATAGGAATACCTTTGCCGCCATGCTCTCAGCAGCACCCCAGCCAGCCCAGCAGGTAGCGCAGCAAGCGCCCAGCGTGCCAGATGCGCAGCCGTTCGGTCAGGTGGCCGTGTACCGCAGCCCCCACCCGAATTACGTCACTCGCTACGAGTTCTACCCGTGGCCACAGCCGCCGTATCTCGACAACGCATCGGAGTGCGTGACCGTCTACACCCGCCCACAGGCCAGCAAGCCGATGACGGATGAGCAGATAGGCAAAGGACTGATGACCGCAGAGAGGGAGGACGGGGACTGCGACCCGCGCGACTTTGAACGCGGCGTCCGCTTTGCAGAGCGCCACCACGGAATCAAAGAGTAACCACCAAAGGACAAACCATGCCAACGATTGAAGAACTGACCGCCGCGCACGACAACCTTGCAGCTATTGCTACCGCCGAAGGAAGCCTTGAGCGAGTGATGCAGGAAGCTGTGCTGCTGGTGCTTCGCAAGCTGATTGCGGGATAACGCATGAGTTCAGGCCGCGCCGTTAGGCGTCGCGCCTGCAACGACGTGTTAGGCGTCTCTTGATCGAAGCAAAGGATTCTGTATGAAAGCAAAAGTCACTATCAGCCGCGCAAGCGACGACAAAGTTCGGATTCGCATACGCGACGAAGCATCCGGCATTGAGTTTGCCGAGGTGTCGTTGTCGATTGAGGCGTACGGATATGTGGTTACTGGATTGAGCGAACAGCCGGCAGACCTTGAGGTTCGAGGGCTTCAGTGGGTTGGCAAAAAGCGCATCAGCGAGCCGCGTCGAATTGTTTGCCCACTTGACACGTACAACAAGGAAGCTCTTTCCGCATGGCTGGAAGAGAACGGGCAGGAGGAGGGTTGGCTTGTCAGTACCTACCTGGGATCGCAGAAGTCAGTTTCACGCACGCCAGAGGGTACGGTTTTGAATTACAGCGTCACAAAGTACGTGGACGCCTAACACACGTTATACGACACCCCCTGTCGGATAACACCGGACCATCCGTCCCTAAGCCGTTGATTTACAAGGTATCAGCGAATAACTGAGAGGACAAAGACGACATGAGCACAACACCAGCAGGCGTGATAGCCGTACTGATTGGACCTGACGGCCGTGAGGTGGCAAACGCCGCAGACTTTGGA